GCGATGTCCCCTCTTGAAGAGAAATCATCACAAAAAAGAATTCGTATAAAAACTCACGAATTCACTAGCTGCGGATCGACTAGAAGCTTCGATTCCGGCAAGTCTTTACGAGCTTTTGGCAGTAAAGGTGCTGCTAGTATGAGTAGGGCGAAGTGTAGAGATTCAGAGAAATCTAAGATCTCAGTCCACACTACCATACTGTCTGTCTTAAACAAGGTTCAAACAAACAATACAGAAGTGAACGTAATCTTAGAGTCACTTCTTTGGCCTTTCGTAGCAAGAAGATCTCAAAGATCCGAGATGTTCTCACCTAAGGAATTCGATAGGATGGTTTCCTCTTTTAAGAAAACTGGGGAAACCATCTTGAAATACGTTTCTGCAGATAATAAAGAGCAAAAATTTTGCAAATATTGGCTCGATTATTATATGTGTCTCGTATTTCAGGACCATCAAAGACCGGAAAAACCAGAGTGGCTGAATTCTAACCTTTTTTCGGGATGGTTAAAACGCTTTGTTTGTAGAGCAATCGCGAAAGATGATGTTTCCTTCATCTATTCTCTCCAGAAAGGGTCTAAAAGACTCTGGCCTCGATTGTCAAAACAAAGTGAATATGACGCTTATTTAAAACATGCTTCTCGATTGTCATCTTTCCATGGTTTCTTACCGGATGATCTGGATGAAGAGATTTCTAGGACTTCTCAAGAAATCTTTTTACCCATTAACTCTGGAAAAATGGAAGCCTCAAAATACTGTCCGACCGGGTCCGGCTGCTTACAAGCTACCAAAAATGAATTTGGAGCGTTAAGCTTGCTACCTACCCACTTTGAAGTATCGGATGACATCCCTAATGCGTCAAGCCTCGGAAAACTTCGAGCTTTAAATCATTCATTCATTAAGTATCGACAAGAATCATATGATCAAATGTTATCAAAAGTTCATAAATCTCTTGTTGATGCTGAATCAATCTTTGATTTAAAGTGCGTTGCAGTTGCTGAACCATCAAAATTTAGAATGATAACGAAGGGTGATGGATATTTATATACCGCTCTTCAGCCACTACAGGGACAAATGTTAGACTGTTGGAAAAAGTCGAAATATTCAACGATGCTAGAACAAGATTTTGAAAAAAGAATTCAAACAATCGATAAAAATTGTAGAATTCTCGAGTTCTGGTGTTCCGTTGATTATGAAGCTGCTACAGATCTAATAAAGAAACAAGCTACACTCACAGCTATAAAAGAGATCGATCACAAGTATTCAGAGCTAGCATTCCTTGCTCTATCAGCCTCGGGTCAGTGCCAATATCCTCAATTGAAGGGTTTCCCCAAGATCGAAGATATTACCTGCATAGATTCACAGCTGATGGGACATCCATTAAGTTTTCCTCTTCTTTGTACGATAAATTTAGCAGTCTTTCGCTGCGCCTTAAAGCGTTGGGTAAATGATTCTCCCAACTCTTTTGAGAAAAGGTGCCGGAAAGAGCGTGCCGAGTTAATGTACAATAATGTACTTGTTAATGGTGATGACATGCTATTTAAGTGTGAAAGATCTTTTTACGAAATTTTCGTTAAAACAGCCCTTGATTGCGGTTTAAAGATGTCTCAAGGCAAACAGTATCTTTCGGTGGATCATTGCATGATCAACTCCCTTGTTTTTAAAAGAGTTGGCAATCTAATGAGAAATCAAGGATACTTAAACCTTAAGGTCATCTCGAACGAGTCATTGAAAGACGGAGTTTCTCTCTGTCTACCCACACAAATTTCAAAAACGATAAATGAAATGTGTAGTCTTGTACCATGGGCTTGTTGTATCATACCTACTGTCTTCAAGCGTTGGAGCTCTGACTTAAAATTTTTGAATTTTAGTCCGAACTGGTTTCTTCCTTGCCACCTAGGTGGTTTCGGAGTAGAACGCCGTTTTGGATCAGTTTTTAAGTTAACTAGACAACAAAGAAAGGTATGTACAATGTTCGTTAAGAACCCCGAACTGTCCCTTTATTTTACAAAAGGCTTTTCCCTGGATCATTTTTACAAATTCAAATCACAAATTTCAGGCGCTCTTAGCCATCCGAGATTCAAGCAGTCTTATTGTCCGTTAAACGACAATGAGTGTTCTGATGATCCGTGGTTAGAGCGAATTTCTCTAATACATCGGTTCTCCTCTTTCGCTCTTCGAAAAAACGAAGTGGCAAAATTGCGAGAATTCGGTAAAGAACTGTATCGTTTTCGGACGATGCCTAGAGAAAAAGTTGATACACTTGTTCACCTAAAATTTGTGTCGATCAAAGGTCCGATCTGTCCTCCATTACCTCCACTAAAGCTACGAACCCTGAACTCCCATATAGAATCTTCGGAGTTCCCTTAATTAATCATTAGTTAAAAACGTCCTGGATACGACGTTAAACTGTCCCTCTGAGAAACCATTTAACTATGGACAGAGTTTAATTGGGTTGTGTAATGTAATGTCCCAAAACATTTCGTGCTAAACAAAATGCCAAGAGACTGCACGGCGACCCGACTATAACATAGAAAAAGATTAATTTCTTTTGAAAATAGTCGTTATTACACAATGTACAGTCCTTCCCAATCATTGAAGCATCCAATACTAATGATTAAATCCCCAAAAACGGCCAATGTTCCCATGAAAGAAGCCAAACCGAGACGTCGAAGATCACGTCCCAAACAACCCCAGCAAAAGCTACAAACCGAGATTAATGAGATGGCTCCTGTTTCCTATGCATCTACGAGGTCCTTTCGGACTGATGTGCTGCAATCGCATAAGAATGTGAAATCACGAGAACAGATTTCTTCCATAACTGGATCAAACTCTTTTCTTGTCGGTGGAACATTCCATATCAATCCCGGGCTTCCTGAATGCTTTCCCTATCTATCAGATATTGCAAAGAAATTTCAACAATATCGATTTAAATCATTAACCTTTGAGTTTGTAACCTCAACGGCAACAACTACAACTGGGAATGTAATCCTTTCTCCCGAGTATAATCCAAAAGAGCTGCCTCCAGCAACCGAGCAACAAGCAACTAATACATACGGGGCGGTCGAGTCCGTATGTTGGAGAAATTCTAAAGTATCATTTTCTCCCTCTGGTATGTTTCCTTTAGGTCCACGTAAGATGATTCGTTCATGTTTAGTTCCTTCAGATCTGCAGGCTTATGACGCAGGTCAACTTTTCGTATGTGTTACTGGTCAAACCGGTAATCCATTGATTGGTAAACTATGGGTCTCTTACGACGTTGATCTCTACATACCTCAAAACTCTTTAGTTCAAGATTACTCACCATCCTCTGCGGCTATGTTCACAATAGTGAGCACCGCCTTAACAAGCGGTGTTGCAACCCTTCTGACTCTTACTACTGTTTATGATCCTTTCGGTTTCACAAACAACGGTAATACTCTTTCGTTGCTTAAAGGAGTTTATCGTATGGATGCACGTTTTACAGTAGACGGAGCTTCAGTAACGAATTGTTTAACACAATTCTCCGTAGGGGGAGTCCTATCTACCACGCACACTTATGTCGCTGGTTCACCAACTTTATGGACTTATTTTGGAACTGGATTACAGATGCTAATTCCGTCAACTGAAGTTCAAAACTTCGGTATCTCGGTAGCTTCTACCTTCACCGGTGCTGCGAACGCTGGAAACGGCGTTCTCATCATCAACCTTGTCTAGACACTCATGCAGTCTGCACTCCAAATGTTAGCGTAGCGAAGAAGGATGCCAGCAATGGCTAACTGAAGTGAAACGAACCATTTGGTTTGCAACTAAAGACTTGTGGGCCTTTAAAAAGGATAACCAATTTTCAGCCAACTTAAACGTTCTATTCCTCTTGACATTAGATCCCAACAGAAACAAAAAACAAAATACAAAATATCTGTTGGTGTCGGACGCCTTTCTTACTTAAGTAAGTCAGCCGTCCAGGAATAGTTCGGGTGGGGTGG